TCCCTTCTAACTTGTATCATACTCGTAGTTCCACTTCTTTGAACTGAAAATGATTGTGCGTTAGCAAAAACAGCAGATGAACCTGTATCACTAAAAGATAAACCATTAGTTATACTAGCGTTACCATTAAAATAAACGATACTTCCTGAATTAAAGTATATTGACCCATCTGAAGATAACCCATTTGAAAATGTTTTAACACCACTAATTGTTTGAGTAGTATTTAAAGTAACATAATTAGCTAAACTAGGAATGTCCGATGTTAATGCTATTGTGCCACTTGCAGCAGGGAAAGTATAAGTTTGAGTAGAGTTATCAAATATTAATTTAGCCTTACTTAAATTATCTCTAAATATAACATTGTTGCTTGTTGCTTCCGAATATATAGTAGTTTGTAAAGGAGTAAAAACAATTGGAATCCCATTTTTAACTAACCATAATCCTTTATCAAAATATGCAGTATTTATAAATTCTGCACCATTAAAATATGCAGCATCAAAAGTTTTGCCTCCTGTAAAAGTCTGCGTACCTTCTAACATTGCAATCGTTCCTGAAGCATCAGGTAATGTGTATGTTCTTTCAGCCGTTAATATAGAATTACTTAATAATGCAATAGAACCTGCTCCAAAAGAAATACCTAATCTATTTGTTTTACCAAATAATTCAGTATATCCTACTCCTATTAAACTTGTAACATTAGATTGTTTTATACTTAATGTTCCGCCATAAGTTGAATTATCTCCAATAACCTTTATGCTATTAGATGTAAGTTGAAATAAACCTAAATCAACATTTGTGGTTGCTCCTGTATAAGGAACTTTGCCGTTAAAGGTTGACCAATCTGCTGAACTTAATGCACCTCTATTTGAAGCCGATGCAGTTGGTAAGTTAAAAGTATGCGTAGCCGTTGTACTTGAGATATTGAAATCCGTTCCACTTGTTCCTGTGCCAAAGTATTGAACTTGTGCAGTCAAACCATTTAACGCAGTAATACCTGTACTGAAAGTTGTTATAACTTGACATAAATGGCTATTTTCTGTGTGTAAAGTAATTGTCCTTCCAGCCGTTGTTACATAAATACGAACTGCTAATCTATCCGTTAAAGTTAAACTTGTTTGAGGAACGGCTAAAGCACTAAAGTAAGCCTCAATACTTGTTCCATCATTAATTAATTTAGGGAATGCACTATTAGATGCAATCAACGTAAAAGTAGTGCCATCGTATTTATACAACTCAATGTAAAAAGTTGGACTACCACCACCGCTTGAAGCACTTAAATATGTTTCAAAATTCCAATTACCAGCTGGGATTTCTAATAAAGCTGGGTCATTAGCATCCGTTAAAAAAGATGCAATATATCCATTACTACCTCTTGAAAAATCAGTTCCAGCACCTATCACTGGCACTTTATTCATTTCATAATAAGTAACACCGCCTATTGTACCTTGATTAATACTTCCATTTAAATAATAAGAAACAGAACTTCCACCACCTCCAGATGTCGGAAAGTTAGCCAAAGTACCATCTCCCCTGATATATTGTGAAGCAACACCTGCTCCTGTTACTGCAATCGTTCCATTTGCCGTTAAGGGGCTATTTGCGACACTAAAAGCACTCGGCATAGATAAACCTATGGAAGTGATTAAAGTAGGAAAGGTTGTCAAGTTTCCTGCTCCGTTTACATATTGTAAATTAGTTCCGTTAAATCCTATATTAATCGTTCCGCTTGTAGTAATTGGTGAGCCTGTGATATTTAAACTATCACCGCTTTCAGTAATCGCTACACTCGTAACTGTTCCTGTTGCTCCTGAAGCCCTTTGCCAAATAGAACCTGAATAAATAACTTGGTCGCCTACCACAAAAGCTATAGGCCCTGCACCAAAGTTAACAGTACCTGCAACATTACATAAGTAAACATCCCCCTGATTTCCTGTACCATTTACAAGGGTTGGTGTGTTAGTAGCAGCACTCCAAGTACCCTTGTACTCCATTACGGAGTTAGGTAATTGAGCAACTAATATCTTACCATTTACATCAAGCTTAGGAACTCCCCCAGCTACATCAAAAGCTAATGAGCTTACCACCCCTGTAGTTCCTACTAAAACACCTGTAAGACTTTTAACCTTTGTTTCCCCTGTTATTTGTATTTGACTGCTCATCTATATTAAGTTAATTTATTATGCGAAAATAGCCCTTATAAACTCATCTGATTCAAGTGGCCTTGCAGTTGCAAAGGTAATAACTCCTGTGGCACTATTAAAGCTAACATTCTCATCCGTTGGTACACCGCTTGTAGCTATCGTTCTAACCTCTACACCACCTCTTGTAACTGATATACAAGTAGTTCCGATTGCAGCTAAGAATGTAACACTTGTTTCACCACCTGCTGCCGTATAAGAATAACTATTCATTGTTGATACTGTTACTGATGAACCTCCACTTATAACCTGAGTTCCTGTTATTGAATAAGCACCTGTTCCTTGTAATGCCAATGAATAAGTAGATGCACCTTCTACAGGAGCACTTAAGCTAATAGATGTGATATTAGCCGTTCCGCTTACTATTGAGTAGCCGTAAGTACCACTAGCATCTGCATTGTCATTATCTATAGAGAATCTTACATCTATTGAAGCTCTGTTTAATTGCTTCTGCATTAAAGCAAGATAGGAGTAACCGCTTAAAGCTATAAACCCATCACAATTAACTGTCCATGAAGTAATGTCATTTTTAAACTCCCTAAACCAAGCAGATGTTTGAGAGGTTACTTCTATTTGTTCAGTAGATGCCTCAAATGAGCAACTTGTAGAAGCTCCCATTGGAGTTCCTAGTGGTATAGTTGTAGTTACTTGAGCTACATTACTCGATTGGGTATAAAGCGTAATTTGGTTAGTAGTTGTACCTAAGTAAATAACCTTAATTAGAAGCCTATCTGTGGCAGCTATAGTCGTTTGAGTGACTGGCATATCATTAGAAATTAAGGTCTTTGTTAGGGCTGTTAAGGTCTTTACTTCCGATGTGAACAATAAGGTAGCCACACTACCGTTATATTTATATAGTTCATACTTAACTTGAGCACCTGCAAAGGCAGTTAGAATAGAATAGTAAGCACTAAAAGTCCAAGTACCTGCTGGTATGGTTGTTACACCAGGATCAAGAGCATCCGTAATAAACGAAGCTATTGTACCTGCTCCTGTTTTAGTGAAGTCAACTGAAGTACCTGCTACTTGGCTTCTGCTTAATTCCTTACACACAATACTATCAAAAGTGCCTTTTGCAGTACCTCCATTAAAGTAATAGATAGCGTTGCTATCATATTCATATAAGACTATATTCGTTCCGTTAATTACTGATGCCATATTTAAAATGTACTTGTTTGAGGAATGTATTTATTTACTCTTGTGCACTCAATCTCTGTATTAGATATCTGTAACAATGTAGCACTTGCCGAATTTGATGGGTACGATATTGTAGCATTACCTAACATATAAGATTTTGAGCTGATGTTTATACTTGCAGGATCTGTATCTGTTGCAAAAATAAGCTTTGATGCGTTTAGCATCCTATGGTTGGTATTTGAGGTATAAAACTCACTTAAATTACAATCCACATTTATTATGTTTAATGCGTATGTATTTACATATTGCTGAACAATTAATTCAGCTAAGGTATAAAACTCACCTGCTGGATCAAATCCATATCTATACCAACCTTCTGCAACCGCCTTATCAGTTAATACAAGAGTTCCTTTTGCAGACGGAAATCCAGATTGGCTACCACTACTACCATAAGGTAAGCTTATTGTTTTTGTATATTGTTCAGTTTCAATCGATGTTCCTGTAAGGTTATATGCAGAAATAGTTGACTTTATTTTTAATACAAAGTTTGTTAAGGTTAGAATATTAATCCCTTCTGAAATTCTATATGCAAAGCTAAGAGGCCCTGAACCTGGAAATATTTCTGTCTTTAAGTCTAATACAAAGTCTTCTGACGCCCCACTTGTTTTAGGATTAAAAACAGTATATGATGTAGCGGTTGTTTGCCATTTAGCATCATTGTTTAAATAATAGGTTACTGCACCTGCAATTATTGTAATATCTATAAAGCCTATAGCAGCAGCCTGTGATGGAGCACCTATTAAAATGTTTAATTGCAATGAATCACCTGAAGTTACATAAGCATTAGAATTGGTATCTAATATTACTTTTGCTGTTCCTGGTGAGCCACCTGATGGTGCACTTAACTGAAAAAAATAAAAATCTAAAAGAGTATCATACTCTAATAAACAACTTCCATCTCCTGTTGAATCTCTTACCCAATAGGTAGCTTCCGTTCCATCATTATCCCTCAAGTCGCCATTTGGTAGATAATTAGCAGCAATTTCTACATTGCCTTCTGCTATAATCTTATAAAATCCTTTCTTTATTATTTTAAGTTGACTATTGTCAATAAAATATAATCCTGATGTATTGCCTATATATGGCTGAATAGTAGAAGATGTGTTTATTATATTCCCATCTCCATTGTTTACCCTAAGTCCTGTAGGAGCATATTCTGTATAATAAGCATTAATAGTTGCAAATTCGTTTATAGCAACTACCCACCACTTAGCTTTAGCTTGAAATATTCTACAACCAAAAGACCTTGCTATGTTAGAAATAATATCTAAACAATTAGTATAATTATATTCATCTTCTAAAAGTGACCTATAATTTAAACAAGCTTGGTCAAATGGATCTGCATATGACTCATCAGCTCTATCATACATAAAATTAGAATAGTAAGAACACATTGTTATATAATTCCTATCATCCTTAAACCCAATACTATTAAAACAAGCCCTAAAAATATCCTTTAGGAGTATTATATCATTTACACCATAATTTTCATTCTCCGATACAAACTTTATATCCTTGAGCATACCCAACCCATCTGTAGCATTAAACGCTGCTATCTTTCTACCTGTAGAATAAGATATCTGAACATCATCATTTATTACAAAGCCAACCCATTCTATAACAGAGTTTACATACATTTCTACATATGTAAATCTATCATCGATATTAGTAAAGTTTATAATATCAGATAAGTCATCAGTAAAGTCAATGGTTATTCCTAATTGTGAGACTATTATAGGCTCATACGGATCATCAGAATTTGGGATAT